AAGGTTATTTTACAGCAAATTTATGGCACGTAGATGACGTTAAACAAAGCTACGATGTAAGTGATGAAGAAGCCTTATATGTCTTAGAAGAGGTCATGACTGGAGACAATATCAATCAAGATATATTTGAAAATATCGATATTATTTCTGATTTGGAAGGTCATAAACCACTGGGTAATAACAAGCAAAAACTAAACCAATTCCAATTATAATATGAAGAAATCATTTAAAGTATTTAGTAGAGTAATGGCAATATCATTTGCCATATTAATTTTAATTAATTTAATGTCATGTGGTAGCAATAGAGGTTGCTCCACAAGGGCTGGAAATTATAACACAATAAATAGATAAATTATGACAACAGAAGATATTCAAAAAGTAAAAGACTATGCATCTCGATGCATCGAGACATTAGAAAAGGATAACTATGCAAAAGTAAGTAGTGGTTATTTGGGAGACAATAGTGGTGGAGTTTACGACAATGTAATTCAAGCACACGCAAATAAGATTGTATCTAAACTTGTATCACTTGGATACATCTACACAACTAATCATGGATATGGATGCTACGATTGGACATTCACTAAAGACTTTGAGATATGAAGATACAAGGAGTTTACGAGATTACAGAAGCGTTCGCATATGAGTTAGAAATCCATTACGATTACTACTGGGATGATGGAGATTATGAATCGCCTCCAGAGGATGAGTTAGAGGTTACTAAAGTGTTCTTAAATGGAGAGGATATTACAACTTTCTACTATGATTTTTTAGAGACACAGATATCAACTCAGCTGTATGAATATGTACAAGAAAATAAGAACGATTAAACAGATCCCTTAATAAGCCAAACCCACTTCCAAAACGGAGTGGGTTTTTGGTGGTAAAGGCAATTAAGCCAAAATAAAAATCAATTATAAGATGAGCTACAAGGAAACACAAAAAGACAGAGATTTTAACAAAATAACATCTCTAATGGGAGACTACATGGAATCTCAAAAAACAATCAAGACCATGAAATTGGACATGATAGATTTAAGAACTCAGATAAAAGAAATGCTGGGTTGGAGCGACAGAATTGGTAGTGATGAAATTTACGAGCTACAGCAATTCGTATTACGCATTAACAAATCATTAATAAAAATAAAATAAAACGATATGGGATATAGCACAAATTTTAGAGGAGAATTAGAGTTTGACAAGACACTTACAAAAGACATGGTTGACACTTACAATAAGTTTGCTAACACGAGACACGAGGATGGCTATAAGCCTAATGGTAAGCCATCAATATGGTTGCAGTGGGAGATTACAGAAGAGAATGGTAAATACTTTCTAATATGGGATGAATGCGAAAAATTCTACAATTATATAGAGTGGCTTGAGTACGTTATTAAATACGTCTTTAAAGGCTGGGGATTAAAACTAAATGGCAGTTTTGAGTGGAGAGGAGATGAGTGGGAAGATACTGGTCAAATTATTGTGAAAGACAATGTGGTTGTAGTTGAATCAAGCTACTAATAATAACAATAGAATAGCATGGTGCTTGGGGAGTTCGATTCTCCCCTATTCACGACATAAGTCAAATAATTAAAATTAAATAAAATGGCAAACAATTGTTGGAATCACGTAGTGTTTAATGGAGATGCTACACAGCTTAAAAAATTAAAAAACAAGTTCAAGGAGTATGACAAAACAAACTACTTTACAGAGTTTGGAGACTTTGTTTTAGACAAGGGTAAGGTTGGAGATAGCCTTGAAGTTTTGGAGGAAAGACATGTGAATATAGAGCGTTATCAAATGTGTTACACCTATGGAACAAAATGGTGGGAATTTTGCTTAAAGAGTTACAATTATGATGATGCTGATGACTTTACGATTGCTGGAGATAGTGCTTGGAGTCCACCAATAAGCTTAGTTGAGCAGATTTGTATTTACTACAACCTGACTGCTAATATGGAGTATGATGAGTGTGGTTGCGATTTTGCTGGTATAGTTGAATTTAATGAAAAAGGAATTGTAGACCACAAAGAAATGACCTATCACGAGAGTAGATACGTGGATGATGTTGGCTCATGGATGGAAAATCTATATTACAATTTTGAAGAAGAAACCGATAGAGAGGAGTTAGAACATGCTATGAAAGAAGAGCATGATTACGCACACAAAATACATGTGGACGAATTTGTAAACATGGTGCTGGAAAGCAATTCATAGATGGGCAATAACAAGTATTTTTGGGTACGACATCATATCTTCTTGGGTACGTTGTCGTATCTTTTTTAAAAAACATAGCTTAGTTACTATGTATTTATAGTATCTTTACAAACCAAGTATAACTAAAGTTTAATAAAATCATGACAAAAAACTATATTGAATTAAGAGAGCTTTTCCTATCATTTAATCCTAACAAGGACAAGCAAGAATTGAAAACAGAAGAAATTGAGTACACAGAATTTACAGAGATTGAAGAGGATGAAGTCCCTTTAGGTATCTAACCAGTTTGAATTGTAGTTGATTTAAACAATCGCCTCCACAGAAATGTGGGGGTTTTTGTGGTACAAAACATAACGTAATGGCAATAGACAGACAACATTGGACAAGCACCAATACATTAGAAGAAGTAAAAGTTGATACACCCTCTTATTACGATGGAGACAACAACTACACTGCCATCGAGGTAGTGACAAATTTTAATCTAAATTACAATTTAGGAACTGCATGTACTTACATACTAAGAGCATATAGTAAACACGAGAATCCTAATGAAGATATTCAGAAAGCAATAGATCACTTGCAGTTTGAATTAATCAAACTAAAAACCAAATAAATGAAAAGAGATATATTTGATGTTTACGCTAAAGCAATAGCTAAGAAATTTCACATCACTTTAGATGAGATGTTTGAAAAGAACAGAAGAAGAGACATTGTAGATGCAAGACAGATGCTTTATTATCTGTGTATGGAAAGACCAATTAGAGTTTCATATATAAAGAGATTCATGGAAGAGAATGGTCACAAAGTGACGCATTCTAATATTATTTACAGCTATAAGAAAGCTAAAGAATTAATAGATGGAGATTCAGACTACAAGAATCTTATTACTGAAATTTTACACAATTAGTATGTACACGTTAAAAGAAATCTTACATCAGGCAATGAATCAAAATGAGCCAGTTTTTAGTGACCAGCCTATAGGATTTAATGTAATGAAGATGGGTGTTAAGATTCATAAATTCAGTGATGAAATTAGAATAATGAATACAACTAAAGGTGGGGATTACTACACTGAGTGTACTCAAATAGAGTATTCTTTTTTTAAAGAAAGTGGATGGAACGTGGGCTGTATAAAATTAGGAATATCAAATTGCTTACATAAGCTGGAGCTTATAGAAAATAAAATCAAGAATGAAGTTAATACTCGTAAAAACGACAAACACATTCAAAATCTAAAAAACAAAAGAGAACAAGCCTTGCATAAATACGCAGAGCTTCAGTTAAAGTTAAAATCAATTATTAATTAAAATCAAATCAAATGAGTACAGAGAAAAGTTATTTTGAAAAGCTGGTTGCGATAAACGTAAAAAGCAAAATTGAGAAAAAAGGTAATCTCGATTACCTATCATGGGCTAATGCATGGGCATACCTAAAATTAGAGCATTCAGATGCACAAAGAAATGTTTACGAATCTCCTGAGACTGGACTAAACTGGTTCACTGATGGTGTAACTGGTTATGTAAAGGTTGGTATTATAGTAAACAATATTGAGCATATTGATTATCTTCCAATTAAAGATTTCAGACAGAAATCAATTACTGTAGATAAAATCACATCCATGGATGTAAACACAGCAATCCAAAGAGCAACTGCAAAAGCTATTGCAATGCATGGACTTGGATTAAGCTTGTATGCTGGAGAGGATTTAGTAGAGACTACAAACGTGACTGCAACACCTCCTAAAGCAGAGAAAGTTAAAACTCTTATTACCTTAGATATTGGAGATACAAACTGGGTAAAGGTTCTTTCTTTTGTTGCTAAAAATAAATCTTTAGGTCTTGAGGAGATTGCTAAAAGATTAGAAACTAAGTACAACATGAAAGCTGTTGTAAAAAAGGAACTTGCTAAAGCTATAAAAAATGGATAAATCAGAGATCTTAAAACACCTTGAAGATGACTCTAAATACTATGGGGAGTTCGGTAAGCAGTACTTATCGAATTCCGACATAGGAAAGCTGTTAAAAAATCCAACGCAGTTTAGAGTTAATCAGGAGATGACCAAGCCAATGTTGGAAGGAAGATATTTTCACACTAAAATATTAGAGCCACAAAAAATAGACAATTTTATTGAGGTTGATGTTACATCAAGAAACTCTGTTAAGTACAAAGAAGCATTAGAGAACTCACTTGGGGAGATGTTGTTACTATCAAAAGAAAGGGAACACCTTGATTTTTTATGCACTAAGATGACCTCTAACATGGAGATGTTTGATTATATTTATGATGATGGAAATGAGTTTGAAGTTCCAGAGATACAAAAGATTATGTCTTTAGACTGGAAGGGTAAAGCTGATATTGTAAACCATAACAAGGGTTTGTTAGTGGACATAAAAACCAGTGGAGACATAGATAAATTTATGTATAGCGCCAAGACTTATAACTATGATAGTCAAGCCTATGTATACCAAAGACTCTTTGGTAAGCCATTAATTTTTTTAGTAATAGATAAGCGTACAGCAAGATTAGGTATTTTTGAATGTTCTGATTCTTTTTTAAGAGGAGGGCAAGAAAAAGTAGAACAAGCTGTTGAGGTTTATCAAAAATATTTTAGCAATGAAGCAACTGAAGATATACATTCGTACATTCATAAGCAAATATTATAAGCTACTGAAATTTACACCAAAAAAATCTGTTATGTGGATAGAAGTTCCAATGTCTTGTAACAGCGTAGAACATAAAAATAATATTATGTTATCTACATTAAACCACATGGAGCAAACAATTAAAATTAAATAAGATGAGTGATTCAATTGAGAAAATTTATGTAGGAAGTGGAAAATCAAAGTTTGAAGGAGACCAAGTAGCAATATCTGTGTGTTTATCAGATCTTCCGAAAGACTGGAAGTTCGAGTACAACAACAAAGAGTACGTTAAATTAATTGTTCAGAAAAAAAGAGAGGTAGACCAGTACGGAAAAACACATTACGTGGCTATCGACACATTTAAGCCTGAAGCAAAAACTGAAGAGAAAAAAACTGAAGAGGATAACCCCTTCTAAACAACTACACATCACTGTGAGCAGTTCTACTATAACCAGAATCGCCCATGGTCACCAGCTTATGGAGATCACGCAGCCAAAGGTACTTGGCGTTGATGATTGGGCTTTTAGGAAAGGAGTGAGCTATGGAACGATACTTATTGACATGGAGACTTCGAGGCCCATTGAATTATTACCATCAAGAGATGGCCAGGTATTGAAGGATTGGTTAATGAAATACAATGATGTTAAGATTGTTACCAGGGATAGAGCAAGCTCTTATGCTGCCGCTATTATTGAAGCATGTCCTAATGCCGTTCAAGTAGCAGATCGATTTCATTTATTGATGAATCTATCAGATGCTTTGGATGCCTA